ACTATATTTACGAGACCGCTACGCTTACGAGTCCACTACGTTTACAAGTCCACGCTGTTTACAAGCCACGCGGGAAGCCAACCAGGTTAGCGCCCAGACCGAAGCCAGCACCCTGGCGGGCCGTCACGCCGATGGACGGGGAGACGAGGTCGAGCACGGCGAAGACAGCCGCGGCGACGAGGGCGAGGGTTGAGATCTCGTCGAGCGGGAGGCTCTTCCGGGGGATAAAGATGGCCGCACCCGCGACAACGAGGCCCTCGATTAAATACTTGATGGCACGGTTGATAACTTCAGAGACATCCATTTGATTTCTATATTTGGTCTGAAGAAATTTTTTGTGCGGCAAAATCGTCTAAAGAAAGGCTCTATTGAAGTATAGAATGTCTGTGCCTGAGGAGAAGGAGAGCTTTTTGACCGACGACCCTGAGATTTCCTCACAGAAGTGGTGCCTTCTGAGTTTCATCAGCCCCGAGAATGTATTGAACCGGAAGGATATGTTCTTCTTCAATGCATTCCTTAAGCAGTATGAGTTCCAGCTTCGCACCAAGAGTCTCGAGCAGTTCCTCGTGAAGTCAATTCAGACAATCAATGCCAAGCTCGACGCTGAGGCCACACGTCTTGATAATCTCGATCTCAGTGGTGCGGCCCTCGAATGCCGGAAATCGACGATGTCGATTGATCCGTTTATCACAGAATTCCAGGAGACCGTAAAGAAGAATCAGCGCGAGATGCTTGCGTCGACTCTCAATGAGAGCTTTGACGACTTCATGTTCAAGAACAGTGCGAAGCTCGAGGACGATTTCTATGCCAAGAACAATTTCCGCACAACGGTGCGTGGTCTCAAGATCCGTGGTGCTTACAGCACGAAGGAGGAGGCTGACATGCGTGCTAAGAAGCTCCAGAAGTCCGACCCTGACCACAATATCTATGTTGGTCAGGTGGGCAAGTGGCTGCCGTGGGACCCGAAGCCTTCGGACGTCGGAGAGCAGGAGTATGCAGAGGAGCAGCTCAACACGCTCATGAAGAAGTATAAGGAAAATGAGGAGCAAAAGGAGCAGTTCACGAGGGAGCAGCGGGAGGCGGGCCGGAAGCAGAACCGCACTGTATCAACAATGCCTGGATCAGACGCATCTGTTCCTTCACTTGGAACGGGTGCCTCGGAGTTTAGTGGCATGTTTTCAGGGCCTGCTGATCTGGCCATTCAGCGTAAGATGGATGCAGTCAAGCCTGCAGAAAAGACTGATTAAGCAGGAACATCTCCACCTCCAACATGGATAGGGATACAGTTGCCACTCTGGCAGAATGAACCCTCGGGGCATGTGACACCCCCGCATCCATCCGCGGGGTTTCTGAACCCATCATAATACTGCGGGAAGGTCCGCTTCAAGAATGGGACGACGATAAGAATACCGAGTAAAACCATTGCTAAGCCAATAACGCCATATCCAACAGAACGAGCCATCTTTTCTTTTTATAAAAGAGAAAATTACTTTATAAATCTAAGGATACACAGGAAGAACAGAAGTAGGCAATGAAGGCTGTGCATCACTGTGGCAATATCCATTCATGCAGCGAGAGCCGTGAGGGCATGGAGCCAAATCTACACCACACATTCCAGGAGGATTCGCAAATCCTTCAACCGCATAACTAGACACCATAAGAGCACACGCAAAAAGAAGAATTATCAAGGCAGACCACATATTCTACTAGGACACCTTAAAACTTCCGCACATTAATCTGCGGCCCCTTCAGCTTTCTCGCCTCATTCGGATTATAGTTATCATCGTCATCATCCTTCTTCTTGTAATGAGCCGCCGAGTGAGCCCAGAACTCAGGTGCTCCAATACGGAAATCTCCGTGCATTTCCGCCTTATACCAGAAAATACAATCCTCAATCTTATTTGACTGGCTTGTATTATCAATCACGAGACACTCATAATTCTGTGTGCACTGGTCCATGACCTGACAGAAGAACTCAAAGCTCGGAAACGCCGATCCATAGTTGTTAAAGATACGCTGTCTGTTTGTCAAGTAAGGCTCTCTTAGGATGAACACAAAGTCCACATTCGTTCTCAAAGCCGGCTGAATACCCAAGGGATACTGCATAGTAATCAAAAAGAACACTTTGAGCCAACGACCGTTCATGAAAAGATAGCGAATATTCTTGTCGTGTGTCCACGAGTCGTCATACATACAGTCATCGAGAATCATAAATGAACGCGGGTCAATGTTTGACTTCTTACCCTCACCAAGCTCAGTTTGAATTCTCGACATCATCATCTTCTGACGCTTGCAGAAATTGGCCAGAATGAGAGGGCTGAACTCGCCGTGAATGAACAACGGAGGAATCATTTTGCCATAGAAGCTATTAGACTCTTCTGTTCCTGAAATAACTGTTCCAAGAGGCATATCCTGATGGTGATAGAGCAGATCACGAACAAGAGTCGACTTACCCGTGCGTCGTCTGCCAATGAAAATCGCCACGGCGTCTTGAGGGATACGTTTCATGTCGAACTTCTTCAGACTTACGTTGAGAGCTGGTGTTACTGACATTCTAAGGGATTACAAAAAGAATTTCGTGCGTCAATGAACGCAGCAGATACTTCTTAGGAACAGCAAGAATGCCACCTGCTCCAGAACTCAAAGGATCTGTCTTACAGAAACCCACTTATGTCTCAGTTCCTCTTTCAAAGAGTCTCGAAGATCTCTCAGGATTTAGAAATCCAAATACCTTTTATCCCGGTTTAAGCATTCTTACAGGGCTCACACTTAGCCCTAAAACTCCTGTTTGGCTTGACCACCGGAAACGTGTGATTTCATCAGGTGCTGCACTCTCCAATTCTAGTTCTGGCCGTATTAACCTTACGATTGAAACCAATGGATCAACTCAGGGCCTCGAAGTCCAAGATGTTTCTGGATTCCGCAAAATAACGCACCTCCTCGATCCTGTTCAATGGATTCAGGGTAAGTATGACGAGACGTCAATCGAAAAGAAGCTTTCTGATCCTATGAACCAGGCCTATGTAGAGGCCCTCGCCGCCTATTCACTTGGAAAACTCAGAGAAGAAAACATCTCTCCTCACTTTCACGCCTTCTATGGAGCCTTTTCTTCAGAGGCCGATACATATGCTTACAACATCTCGGATAGCTATATGTCTTATAGACACTGTAGATGGTTCTGGTTAAGCCAAGAAAAGGGCATCTTCAAACTCAGTTTTGATGATTCTCTCCCTGAGGATGTAAAGGAGGCAATTCTTGATGTGCCTGATAACCTAGAAGATGATAATTCTGACTCAGAAGAGTGCCTCGATGATTTGCCCGATTCAGGATCCTATGTAAAAGGCACAATCGGATCCATCCAGTCACTCTCAGATGACGATATTGAAACAATATCTGATACTGAACAGTCAGAAGAAGAAGATGAAGATTCAGATGATGAATCAAACTCCGATGTCGAGATTTTTGCAGAAGTCAAGAAGTTTCCTGTGATGATGATCTTCACGGAGTCAAGTGAAGACACAATGGACTCACTTCTGGATAAGTATGATGAGCTCGGATGTGAGCCTGGTTCAGATGAGTGGGAAGCACTCTGGACTGCGTGGATCTTTCAGGTGATTGCGGCTCTAACTGTCGCCCAACGTATCTTTGGCTTCACACACAATGATCTTCACACGAACAACATTGTCTGGGAGAGGACAGATAAGGAATATTTGTATTATAAGTCGCTGGATGGAACTACCTATATGGTTCCCACCTTTGGAAAGATCTTTAAGATAATTGATTTTGGTCGCTCCATTTTCAAGATTAACGAGAAAACCTTTTACAGTGATGATTTCAGAGAGGGCAATGATGCAGGTGATCAGTATTACTTTGATGATCTTAAAAAAGAGGAAGAAGAGGAAATTCACCCAAATCCTTCATTTGACCTTTCTCGGTTCACTGTAAGTCTATTTGACTCACTCTTTCCTGAGCCGCCTCCCAAGAGAAAAAATGGGGCCATTCTCAGCAAAGAAGAGGGACTCATTGTAAAGGAAACAGAATCAGATCTCTATAATTTGCTGTGGTCATGGCTTCTCTGCGATGACGGACACAATGTGCTCATTGATGCGAATGGTGATGAGAGATATCCTGACTTTGAATTATACAAGGTCATTGCTGCTCAGGTTCACGGGGCCATTCCGTCTCACCAAATTAGAAAACCAATCTTTGAATGTTTTAAATTTAAGGGTTCAATTGAGAAGGATCAGAAGATCTACGCGCTGTTTGTGTAAAGAACACGCTTCCAGTTAATCTGAAACTTCTTTAGTTTATCCATGGCCTGATTCTTAATGCCACTATCATCCATCTTAGGAGCAATAGGCATGTCCTTAATCGTAACAGTTATGCTGACTGAGTGATTCCATCCAAGAGTAACATATTTCTTTGTAAGAGATGCGTTAGTCTTTGTGTCATTTATATTATAAACCCAGGAACTAGCATCATTAATTCCAAGAAGAGAATCGCGATACTTGATTGAATCCCCTGAATTGTTCGTTACATCGACCCATGCATCGTTCTCCTCGTAGGTAGAATGGGTTGTATTCTTGATAATAATTTCTAGAGTCATCCCATCAACCACAGAAGTGCCCTGCCAACCCTGATAGCTCGACTTATCAAGCTCCTTCTTCGCATGAAGAGGAATGAACCACTCCTTGATGTTCTTCATGATCTTCTCCTCGAGCTGGATAGTTGATTCCATGATATCAAGCTCAACAGATGAATTTAGCTCCTTTCGCAGATGATCAATCT